CGGCCATCGTCGCACCAACCATCACGCCGGTACCGACCGAGGCACCAGCACCAACCGCAACGATGGCCGCCTTGCCGAAGGTTGGCGAGCGGGCCGAAGTCGCGAGTGTGGTGCTGACCGTCAACAGTGTCGAGCGCAAGGACGAGCTGAATAAGTATCAAAAGGCCGAAGCCGGTAGCGAGTTCGTGATCGTCGATGTCTTGATTGAAAATACTTGGACTGAGGAAGAACCGTATAACCCATACTATTTCTCGGTCAAGGATGGCACGGGCGTCGAGTCATCCGTCGAGATGAATATGGAGCGGGGGGCACTGCAGAGTGGCGACCTGATCCCCGGTGATAAAGTCAAGGGCACAGTTGTATTCAAGGTTGCCAAAGGTGCGACCGGCCTCGTCATGACGTATGAGCCGTTGGTGCTTGCCGGCGGCTATCGTCCGCTTCGCATCGACCTCGGAGAGTAGCGGCTACGACGAACGATCGTATTTGAACTGAAAGATTGTATCAATAACGGTTATTACTGATACTATCTGACTCCGACCACCCTCCACACACACGAGACACCCCATGCAGACCCGGTTGAAAGCATGGGGTGTCTTGCTGTGCTCCACAGCTCCCGCCTTCTGCTGGCCAGGCAGTGTCCACAGACGAGAGCCGTGGAGCGAGAGCAGCATAGCATGGGCTATGCCGCGTCATCCTCCCAGTCCTGAACCTCATCCAGGAGCATCCGTGCGGCACCACGCGAACGATTAAGGCTCGCCGGTTCGGGAATTGTAGGACCGTTGCCGTTGGTTACATAGGGATTGACGTGGCTGGCGTCGTATCCGGGCCGAAGATTTGTTGGACGGCTTCCTCGTGGCGCCCGATCAGACGCTACGACGAGATCGCTTCCGACGATGCGGCAGACATGCGGCAATGTAGAGATGTGCGCCATACCGATCGTGATACGCTGGGTTCCATCAAGTGAGCTGAGGCCCGATAGCCCTTTGCCGACTGTGAGAAATTGAGTGAGAAACTGCTGCCAGTTGGCGACCGGAAGGCTGTTTGCTCGGCGCCAGAGTCCGATATGCAGTAAATAACGCCACACGGAATTCGAGATCAGATCGGCTGGCGACGACCGAATGCCGATCCAATTGTGCTCCATCAGAGCGGTGTCATCACGAATGACTCCGAGCAAGCGCTGTAACTCCGAGCGTGCCGTTTCCGGTCCCGTTGCAAGCAACAACTCGCGGAGTTTAGCTTCTACTGTTGCCCTGTTCTGCCCAACCTTCACATCGCTACTGGCGACTCCTTGGTAGCTGTTGAGTCCGGTGGCACCGCTGAGAAGGTAATGCAGCAACACGTAATCGTGGCGGAGATATTTATGATTTCGGCGGCCGGTCAGTCGTCCACAGAGGCGAATTTGTTGGTCGATCCCATCGTGGAGCTGGTCGATCAGTGGTTCCCAGAGGATTTTATAATCTGGCATGGTCGCCAAGGTGCCGTAATAGAATTCATACGGTGTCAAGGATGTTCCAAGGTTGAGGCCCTGGAAATCCGTTAATGCTTCCTCTTGCGATGCATAGAGACGATGCTGCACGGTCACTTTGTAGCTCTTGACGACTGAGAGCGCTTCCGCCCGCGTCGATTTATATTTCTCCGGTGCTGCAAGGTATTCACGCGTCGTCGAGAGGCGTTGCCATCCGTCATTGATATAGGTCGGTGATGAACGCAGGTTCTTGATCTGGTACGTGACGATGCAGCCGACCGCACGCGAGGTTCCATGGGTAAGCCGCTCGATCCATGCTTGCCTGCGCCCCATGTCCCAAACAAAATCGCGTTGGTGAGGCGGGCTACATAACGTGCCGTCGTCCAAGTCGTTGATCAGGACCCATAGCGGGGTCTGTGAGTCGCCGGGGTCGGAGAGGACATACCGCGCTGAGTCAACTTCAGAGGCAGTGAATAACTCGCCTTGCCCTTCAGTGGATTGCTCAATAGACTGAAGTTCCACAGAGATCACTCCTTTGTGGCGAGCCGGGGGCGCTGACAACGCTGCCCGGCATTTCAATTGAAGGACCCGATTGTAGCACAGTAGCAACAGGCTGTGACAGGAACGATCACAATCTCTTGTATTTTCCTTTCCTGACGTATATACTCGTGCTGAGCCGGCCAGCTTGAGCGCATAGCGTTACGCTGGCCGGCTTTCTCTGTGCGCTCGGGCTGGCGGGACATGACCGGAGGGCCGCCATGGTAGCGGACCCGCTCATCATCCTGATCATCATCGTGGTCCTGGTCGTCCTTCTGGGCGGCGGCTACGGCTTCACCTCTGGCCGGTTGGCGGGCTCTCTGTCTCAAGTTTTATGGGTGATCCTGGTGATCATCCTGATTGTCTGGTTATTGCGCGTGCTCGGGGCGATCTGATGACGCTTGAGATCGACACCGAGCGCTACTCCAGTCCCAATTACAACAGTCGGGGCGGCAAGCCCATCAGCATGATTGTTCTGCACACGACCGAAGGCTCCTTTGCTGGCGATGCCGAGTGGATGTGCTCCGAGGTGTCGGGCGTCTCCTGCCATTACCTGATCGCCCCGGGTGGCGCGGTGTATCAACTCGTGGGGGATGAGATGCGGGCGTGGCACGCGGGAGAGGGCTCCTGGCATGGGATCTATGATGCCAACTCCTACAGCATCGGGATCGAGATCAGCCATCAGCAGGGCCACAGCTACGGGATGCTCCAGTGGGAGGTGACGGCCGAGCTGTGCCGGATGCTGATCTCCCGCTATGGCATCATCCAGAGCATGATCTGTGCACATCGCTGGTACGCAACGCCGCCAGGCCGCAAGACAGACCCCACCGACATCACCGACCGGGACCTGCAAGCGTGGATTGCCGGCCTGTATGACGCCTACGGTGTCTACCGTAACGCGACCATCGACATGCTCAATGTCAGGCAGGGACCAGGCACGCAGTACCCGGTGGCCCTGGATGGCATGGCCCAGCTCGCACCGGGGCAGCAGTTCGAGGTGGACGACATGACGCCTTCGGACGATCCGGCCTACCCCGATGGATGGTTGCATACGCTGGCCGGCATCGGGTTCGTTTATTCCCGGTACTGTGAGCGTGTGTCATGACCACCCACTTTCCGGTTCCGCACTTCCCCAACTACCACTCGGAAGCCTTCGATGGTGCTGGCCAGCTCTACGTGGCGCTGCAAATGTCGGGCGGCAACCGGAGCGGCTGCATCGTCTATCGGGTGGTGGGTGGCGTCCCGACCGAAGTCCTGGCCCCGGGCGCTGAGGCGTATGGCGCGCCGCAGCTGGCCGTCGATGACCACGGGATCGGCTTCCTGTTCGCGATGAACGAACGGACGGACCTCCAGGCCTGGCCGATACCGGGCTGGACGCCGCTCGTCCGGTCGGTGCCGCTGGCCCTCTCATCGCCGTGGGTGTCCTTCGGCGGCGTCTTTGCTCCGCCCATGCTGACCAGGGACGGCGCAACGGTCCACATGGCCGGCGTGGTCAAGGGTGGGACCATCGGGCAGACGATCGGTATGCTGCCGGTAAGCTGGCGGCCGGCATCGCAGCTTGACCTTGCGGTGGAGAGCGGGGGGATGGTCGACGGGGAGGACTGGCAATCGAGGGAGGGGCGCATCGACATTGAGACAAGCGGCCGCATCGTCCAGGTGGCAGGGGGCAACCGATGGTGTAGCCTTTGCGTCAGTTGGAGCGCAGCATGACCGAAGCACCGCCACGGCTGGCCTTTGCCCTCAGTCCACTCCCGCTGGACGAGGCCACCGAAGCCGTGATTGAGGCGGCGTTTCGGGTGCAGGATGACCTGCTGCATCGGGCACGCTGGACGGCTGCGGAGCGGGCCCTGGTCGAATGTCTCAACGAGTGGATGGCGTCGCGGCTGGCTGTCGAGATGGAGACGTGATGGATGGCCCGGCGGTACAGCGCAGAGACGAAAGCGAAAGCGGCGGCCGATCTTGCAGCGGGCATGACCGTCAAAGCGGTTGCGGAGAAGTATGGGATGCCACGGTCTACGGCCGGCGACCTGGCACCGTCAAGCAGACGTGGATCCACGAACATCCGCAAGATCGCGGATCTTCAGGATGTCAAGGAGTTGTTTCAACGCCATCTTGCGCTGAACTTCGCGGCACAAGAGGCGATACTAGGGAAGTTCACCGATGCTGAATGGCTGGACAGACAGACCGCAGTTGACCTTAGTGGATCACATACAGCCCTCTTTACAAAGAGCGGCAAACTTCTGGGGGCACTCTACGGGCCGGCAGCTGCCGCCGTTGGATCGGACGACGCTGACGATCAAGACGCCGCATGATGAGCAGGACCGCTTTATTACCAGCCCGGCGAAGCGCAAGATCATCCGGGCCGGCAGACGGGGTGGCAAGACAACCGGCGTCTCCATCATGGCCCTTCATCAGTTCCTTGACGGCCGCCGCGTGCTCTATGCCGTGCCGACCCAGGACCAGGCGGATGCCTTCTGGCATGAGATCGTGACGACCTTGCAGCCGGCGATCGATGCGAAGGCGCTCGTCAAGAATGAGACGCGGCGCTACGTCCAGCGGCCGGGCACACGCCAGCGCATCCGCTGTAAGACCGCGTTCAACGCCGACACGCTGCGCGGCGATTATGCTGATCTGCTCATTCTGGACGAGTACATGCTGATGCATGAAAGTACCTGGGAGGACGTTGGCGCGCCCATGCTGCTCGATAACGACGGAGACGCGGTGTTCATCTACACCCCACCGTCCAGGCGGACACGGCACCTCTCCCGCGCCGATGACCCGCGCCACGCTGCCAAGCTCTACGCTCGCGCAGCTGCGGACACGAGCGGGAGGTGGGCCGCCTTCCACTTCACGAGCCGCGACAATCCGCACATCTCCCAGACGGCCGTGGCGGAGCTCGTCGCCGACATGACCAGCCTGAGCATCCGGCAGGAGATCGACGCGGATGAGGTGGACGATGTGCCGGGCGCGCTCTGGACGCGGGCCACCCTGGACGCCACCCGCGTATCGACCGTGCCCGAGATGCGCCGTATCGTCGTCGCCGTGGACCCGTCCGGCTCCGCCCGTGGTGATGCCTGCGGTATCGTCGTGTGTGGAAAGGGCGTGGACGGCCAGGCGTATGTGGTCGATGACGTGACCATCGCCGGTTCCCCCGCAGCCTGGGCGCATCAAGCCGTCGCAGCCTACCACCGGCATCGGGCCGATCGCCTGGTCGCAGAGTCCAACTTCGGCGGGGAGATGGTCGCAACCACGATCGGCACCGTGGACGGGGCTCCCACGGTCCACCTCGTCACCGCCAGCCGGGGGAAAGTGGTCAGGGCCGAGCCCATCGCCGCGCTGTTTGAGCACGGCCGGGCGCATCTCTGCGGGACCTTCGCCGCGTTGGAGGACGAGCTGACGAGCTACGACGGCACGGGCGCATCACCCAACCGCCTGGACGCCCTGGTATGGGCCGTGACCGAGCTGCGGATCGGCGGCGGCATAGGAGTCTATTGAGATGGCGAACGGTCTGATGGTCCAACTCAAGGCACTCGCACGCCGCGCTCGTTCCGGCGATGCCGCCCAGGACCGCCTCGCCGCCGGCCCGCAGCAGCACCGCTCGCGCTACGCCTGGGGTGAGCTGCCGGTGATCAACCTGGGCGATGCCCACGGGCCGATCGTCAACGTGGCCCTGCCCGATACGCCGCCGCTTGACTACTCCCGCCAGAACCTGCTGCTGATCGCCCGGACGCATGAGATCGTCAACGCCTGTCTGCGTATCCGCGCCGATCGGCTGGTCGATCCGACGCTCGTTGTGGAGCGCAGCACGGACGGGGAAAACTGGGAAGCCGAACGGGACCACCCGTTGCTGGCCTTAGCCCGCGTGCCTGGAGACAGTCTCGACACCGCTACCTTCTGGCGGTACATCAGCATTTGCTGGGACGCGGTTGGGGCGGTCTACCTCGAACCAATCAAGCGCGGCGGGATGCTCGTCGGCGTCAACCCGCTTGACCCGCAGTATGTGACCGAAGTGTATTCCCCGACCGGCGTGCTTGAGTCGATCGAGTGGTACCCGGGCTATGGCGAGCGCGAAATCTTCCAGCCTGACCAATTGATTGTCAGACGCCGGCCGCTCGACATCGATCCCGCCCCGCTCATGGCCGCGCTCAGGGCGGTGGATCAGGATCTCGCGTTTGCCGAGTACATCCGCTCGTTCTTCCTGAACTCAGCGGTCCCCAGCGGCATCATCCGCGTGCATGGCGACGCCTCCCAGGAGACAGCGGACCAGATCCGCGCCAACTGGCTGGCCCGGCTGGGTGGTCTGGGGAGTGGACAGCATGGGCCGGCGGTCCTGGATGACATGGCGGAATACCAGGAGGTCGGAAGCAAGCTGGGGGATCTGGATAACGACACGCTGCGGAAAGTGGTGGAGTCGCGCATCGCCATGCCCTTCCAGGTGCCGCCGCTGATCATCTACTCCTACCTGGGTGTGACCACCGCGACCTACAGCAACCTTCAGGAAGCGTGGCGGTCATTCTGGGACAGTCCCGTGCTGCCCTTCCTCCGGGAATGGGGCGACTGGTTGACGCGGGCCATGCTCCCGTTCTACGAAGATCCCCGCGACATCTACGCCGGCATGGTCCGGGCGCGGTTCGACACGGGCACGATCCCCGCCTTGCAGGAGGACACGGGGCCCAAAGTCGCCATGTTCGCAAAGGCGTATGAGCAAGGCACCGTCAGCGTCAACGAGTACCGCGCCGTGCTGGGCCTGGAAGGTCAGACCGATCCGGCCGCTGATGAGATCGCCGCGCTCGCCCCGCCGCCTGAGCCTCCACCACCACCACCGCAACCGGCCGCGACCACGTTGTCCGATCTCCCCCCTGAGATGCAAGCGGCGGCCGATGCAGCTGCACAGGCCGCCGCAGCTGCCGCGCCTGAGGGGAAAGCGTCCCCGTCAGTTCTGGAGCGCCATGTGCAGCAGTACATCGAAGGCGAGTATGCGAAGGCCCGCCGGCTGCAACTCTCAAGTGACGACCTGGACGCGGCCATCGCTGCACTTGACGCCGCCCTGGATGACGGGCTCCAGCTGACGGCCATTCTCGCACCCACGCTCCGCCGCGATGTCGCACGGGCGTTTCAAGTTGCGGGTGGCACAAAGGCAGCCATTCCACGCACCGCGACATTTGCGACGGAGCGCATCATCGAAACGCTCCGCAAGCGGGCCGGCAAGATCGCGGAGACGACGCGCAACGAGATCGCGGCAGCCATGCGCGCCGGCCTTGACCTCGTGACGGCCGGCAGAGAGCGGGCATCCACGCGGGCCGAAACGATCGTGGTGACCGAGACGGCGAACGCTGAGAACGCGGGGATGTTGGGCGGTATGTCGAGCCGTGGCGTCAAGCGTGTGAAGTGGACGGTCGGGGCGAACCCGTGTGCTGATTGTCTGGAGTTGGACGGCAACGAGTT